ATGGTGAAAAAACAGAAGAAGTCATTGATGACTTGTTATTAATTCAAGATGGAAACTACTTACAAGTTTTGTTTGAATCTAATATATTAGAAGAGGGCAGAGGCTACGCTATGGAAATGAAGCAAGGTGAAGACCTAATGTACAGAGATAAGTTCTTTGTAACCTCTCAAAATGACTACAAGGTAAAACATAAGGAGTCTCAGTTGCAATACACAGAATACAATGAAGCTGATGATAACACATTTATTATAAAATAATGGCAGAGAATAAAAACAACGTTAGGTTTCTAAATCTATCATCGTATCAAACACCTGAGATAAAAGAAGAGTATAATGATAATTACGTATCATTCGGTGAAGACAATGACTACTTTGATAGGGTTTGTAATTTATATTTAAACAGTCCAACAAACGCTACTTGTATCAATGGTATTTCTGATATGATATTTGGTAGAGGTTTAGAGAGTCTTAACTCTACTGACTTTCCGAAAGATTATGCATTGATGAAGAGGTTACTTAGACCTTTAGAGATAAAAAAATTAGTTAAAGATTATTACTTATTAGGTCAAGGTTGCTTACAGTTAAGTTACAATAAAGAGAAGACAAAGATACTAAAGGTATCTCACTTTCCTATGGAAACTTTAAGAGCAAATAAAGCAGATAAAGGAATTATAAAGAAATGGCATTACTTTCCTAATTGGAGTGAAAAGAAAAAGTCTGATAAAACAAAGACTATTCCTTCATTTGGATTTGGTACTGATAAAGAGTTGAATGAATTATACATATTCAAACCATACAAACCTAAGTTCTATTACTATGCACCTACAGAGTATCATTCCTGTTTGCAGTACGCTGACTTAGAAGGAGAGGTTAGTGAATATCATATTTCCAATATACAAAACGCACTACAACCTTCATTGTTTATAAACTTTAACAATGGAGTACCTGATGACCAAACACAAAAAATAATCGAAAACAAGATTAATGAAAAGTTTGGTGGTTCAAGCAATGGAGGTAGAGCGATGATAGGGTTTAATGATGACAAGGAAAGTGCTACAACTATAGATGCAATACACTTACCTGATGCACACGCACAATATCAATTCCTATCTGATGAAGCAAGAGAGAAGATTATGTTAGGTCATAAGATTGTGTCTCCAATACTTTTAGGTATTAAAGATAACACAGGTTTTGGTAACAATGCAGAGGAATTAAGAACTGCATCTGTACTGATGGATAAAGTAGTTATTAGACCAAGACAAGACGAGATTATAGATGGTTTAAAAGAGATACTTAATTTCAATGGAATATTCCAACAGATTTACTTTATAACACTACAACCAATAGAGTTTACTGCTTCAGAAAAAATCGCTACAAATATTGTAAGAGAAGAAGAAACAGGAGAAAAACTTTCAAGTGATAAAGACAAAGAAGATTTCTCTGATGAAGAGGGTGATGACTTGTTTGAACAATTAGAAGGTTTAGGAGAGGTTTTAAGCGACGATTGGGAACTCGTGTATAGTGAAGTATACGAAGATGGAAAAGAAGACCTTAAAATGGCTGAAATAAGCTATAAAGATGGTAAATCAAGAGAAGATGATGACATCTATAAAGTTAGGTACTCTTATGCACCTGTTAGAAGTAATCCTAATAGCAGAGATTTCTGTAAAAGAATGGAAGCATTAACTAAGAAGAAAGTTGTGTTTAGAAAGGAGGATATCAATATGATGTCTTTTAGAGGTGTAAACAAGAAGTTAGGTCATAAAGGACAGAACTATAGTTTATTAAAATATAAGGGAGGTAAGAATTGTCATCATTATTGGGAAGTACAAGTGTACAGAAAGAGTAGTGGTAGAAAGGTTGATTCTAACAAGGCTTATGAGAGTGGGTTGGACAAGCCAAAGAACCCTAATGAGATGCCTGTAAGACCTATAGATATGCCAAATAGGGGTGGTATATTGAGTGAAATCAAAAAACTATTTAGAGATGAGTAAGGCACTATTTATAACAGTAAAGGACTTAAAGGATAAATCTATTATAGATGGAAATACTGATGCTGATAAATTAATACACTTTATTGAAGTAGCACAGGACATTAACATACATCAATACTTAGGTACATCTCTTTATGATAAGCTACAAGACTTGATACTAACAGATACAATAAATGATGCTGAAAATGTAAACTACAAGTATTTAAGAGACCAATATATTAAACCTTGCTTAGTTTGGTTTACACAGATAGAGTTTCTACCATTCTCTATGTTTACAATAGATAATAGTGGTTTAACAAGACACAGAGGTATTAATGAAGATGTAATTGCATTTGATGAAGTAGATAGATTGACACATAAAGCACAAGCAAGAGCAGACTTTTACACTCAAAGAATGTTAGATTACTTATGTGATAAGTCTTATTTATTCCCTGAATACCTAAACAACTCAGGCTCTGATTTAGACCCTAATAAGGATAATAATAACTTTTCAAGTATAGTAATATAATGCAAGAAAAAAGAGTTAGAAAGAAGGTAGGTAAGTACAAAGAGAAGGAGAAGTATAGGGAAAACCTAAAGGCTTTTTATGATAAGAAAATGAAAGAATGGGAAAAAATATAAACATACGTTAATATGCCAAAGATACCAAGTATTTATATGTCGAGAGGTGCTTACAAGGATGGCATTGTTTACAATGTATTACCTACTGATGGTTCAGGTGATTTTTCATTTGTAAGGGGAAGTGATGCTACACGGATAAATAAACAAGGAGTTACTGAAGTAATGACAAACAATACACCAAGATTTGACTACTCAGAGGGTAGTTGTCCTGTATTACTTGTTGAAGGTGCTGATGGTTCAAGGAATAGAGAAGAGTTTTCTATATTGGGGGTAAATAGCTACATAGATGACTTTGAGGGGGTTTTGTATTTAGAAGCAAAAGCGTTTTCAAACACAGGTTCTAAAAGGTATATATCAATATTTAATTCAAGTGGCAATAGCGTTTCTTTTTATTTTGATTCAATTGATAATAGGGTTGGTATATCGAATGGTTTTGTAGATGATTTTTTTAGTGTAGATGTTTTAGAGTACAACAAATATGCTTTAAGATATAATTCACAATCTATAAATTTATTTGTTAATGGAGAAAAAACATTAACCTCAGTTTACTCAGTAAGCTACCAAGATTTTGACTCTATAAAATCTTTTGAAAGTGGTGCTAAGAATTTCTTTCAAGGCAAGATAAAGGATTTAAGGGTTTATAAGGGTAATATGACAGACCAAGAATTAGAAGAATTAACAGATGATGGAACTATAATTATTCCTACTGATTTCCCTATATTCTTTGATAGCGTTGCAGTGAAACCTACAACATCAGCAGAGATAGTTGCATTGGATAGTAGGTTAGTTAGTAATGGAAATGTTTTTACATTAGATACAGGTACAGGAAACAGTATATTTTGTTTTTGGTTACCTGAGACTGTAGACCTTGTATCTGTTGTGGATTTAGATGCATTAAATGCAGTTATAACAAATTCTTATGAATCTGAATTATTCACTATTAATGTTGTTGGTTACGATGACCCTATAGAGGGTAAATTATACACAATGACACAAGGAGTACCTTATGACAATAATCATAGACATCAAATAACTATAGCGTAATGAGTAAATATAACTTACAAATAGATGGTAAAGTAAAATCAACTACAAAGGGAGATGTTGATGAATGGTATGGTGGAGGCGAAGAGGCTTATGCAACTATTGAGGATGCTAAAGCAAGTGTTCCTTCAAACATACGTAGTGGTAAAAAAGTTGGTGTAATTGAAAGTGGTAAAATAGTTGAGTACATTTGGCATCCTGAAGATATTACTGATAGTGGGTTAGTTCCTAATGGCGGTGGTGGTTCTGATATCCCATTTTTAGAAGATGGTGCGTCTTTAGGATTAGGAACAGGTGCAATAGATACTATTGTTAGTTCTAATAGTGTTACTGCGTTGGGTGTTAATGCAGCACAAGAAAATACAGGTCAACGAACTACTGCGTTGGGTTATGCTGCTGCAAAGAATAATACAGGGAATTATATTACTGCTGTGGGGTATTTATCACTACAATTATCAAGTGGTAATAATAATACTGCGGTCGGTTATGAATCAGCAAGACTGAATACAGGTAGTAATAACGTTGCAATAGGTTATCAATCAGCACAACAAAACACAGTTTCTAATGTTACTGCAGTGGGTTATCAGTCTGCAAGGGCAAATACAGGTTTAGGCACGTCTTCTTATGGTTATCAATCAGCTTTAAATAATAGTGGCTCTACT